TATGGGTTGAGCGCACTTGGCGGAAACGACGGGATTGGCTTCTTTTCAGCGTTGGCTGGAACGTTTACCGGAGGCAAAAGAGCGTTGGGGGGTTCAGTTTCCGCCAATACCCCTTACATGGTCGGTGAGCGCGGTCCTGAGCTGTTCGTCCCTGGAGCGCAGGGCAACATTGTTCCTAACCACAGCATGGGCGCTAGCAACATCGTGGTTAATGTGGATGCAACCGGCAGCAGTGCTGAAGGCAACGCACAGGACTCCAAACGTCTTGGTGAAGCCATTGGCGTTGCCATCCGCCAAGAGCTGATCAAACAAAAGCGTCCTGGAGGCTTGCTTGCCTGATGGCTACGTTTCCTTCGATTACACCGACGTATGGGGCGCAAAAGACCAGCCGTCCCAGGACTCGCACCATCCAGTTTGGTGATGGTTACCAGCAGCGTTTGCTGTATGGCATACCTAGCCACATGAACCCCAAGCAGTGGTCACTGACTTGGAACGTATCCGAGGCTGATGCTGACACGATCGAAACGTTTTTGGACGCAAGGGCTGAGGACTCTGCCAGTTTTGACTGGACGCCTTTAGACGAAGCCACGGCTTACAAATGGATTTGCCCTGAATGGAGCAAGTCGATTCCTTATACGGGCAGAGCCACGATTAACGCCACATTTATCCAGGTATTTGAGCCCTAATGGCCATTCCTGTTTCCGAGCTACAGAAGATCAACCCAAGCAGCATTGTTGAGCTGTTTGAGCTGGAGCTGACTGCAGCACTGCACGGATCTGCCTACACCTACCGCTTCCACGGTGGCATCAATGATGTCGGCAGTGGGACGCAGGACATCATCTGGAATGGAAATGCCTACAGCAAATTTCCGATTGAGGTTGAAGGATTTGAGTACAACGCTGAAAGCGGAAGCCTGCCTCGTCCCAGGATTCGTGTTGCCAACTTGTTAGCCAGTATTACTGCGATCCTGCTCGACGTAAATAACACCACAGCAGGCAACGATCTTACTGGAGCGAAGCTGACCAGGATTCGTACTTTGGTGCGTTATATCGACGCAGCTAATTTTTCCGGCGGCACGAACCCATTCGGTACACCCGACACGAGCGCCAAGCTGCCGGACGAGATTTTTTATGTAGCACGTAAGGTCTCGGAGGATCGAGACATGGTGGAATTTGAGTTAGCAGCAGCGTTTGACCTTGCCGGTGTACGTGCTCCCAAGCGTCAGTGCAGCGCCAACCTTTGCCCTTGGATTTACAAGGGTTCGGAATGTGGCTATAGCGGCAGCAATTTTTACGACGAAAACGACAATGTGGTCGGCAACACCGATGCTGACAAGTGTGGCAAAAAGCTAAGTAGCTGCCAGGTTCGATTTGGCACGAACAACCCTCTACCGTTTGGAGGATTCCCGAGCATTGGTGCGTTTAACGGATGAAGGCGACCGCTAAGGCAAAAGCACTGGAGCACGCGAAAGCGGAGGATCCGCGTGAGTCATGTGGTTTGTTGCTGGTCATCAAGGGGCGGGAGAGGTATTGGCCATGTAAAAACTTGGCTGAGGGAAACGAGCTTTTCATACTCGATCCAGTCGATTACGCCGCCGCTGAAGACGAGGGTGAAGTCGTAGCAGTCATCCATAGTCATCCAGTTACGCCACCGATTCCAAGTCAGGCTGACAGGTTGGCCTGTGAGAAGTCTGGACTGCCTTGGTACATCGTCAATCCCAAGTTGGAGACTTGGGGTCAGTGCGAACCAGAGGGCTACAAAGCGCCTTTAATTGGCAGACCGTGGGTGTGGGGCGTGACTGACTGCTGGACGCTAGTGCGCGACTGGTACGCAGAGCAGGGGATTGCGCTTCGGGACTGGGATCGTCCTACGACGCCTGAAGAGTTCAATGCCAACCCAATGTTTGATGATTGTTGGGAGGGCATCGGTTTTCGTGAGGTGAAGATCGAAGAGATGCAGAAGGGTGACGCGCTGTTGATGGCAGTGGAGTCAAACAAGCTGAACCATGTGGGTGTGTATATCGGCGATCAGATGGTGCTGCATCACTTGCGGGGCAGGTTGTCAAGCCGTGATTTGTTGGGCGAATGGCTCTTAAAATGCACAGGGAAGGTGCTTCGGTACGATGCGTGAAGTCAGGCTGTACGGGGCGTTAGCGAAGTTTGTCGGCCAGCGGCGGTTTGTTGCTGAGATCAGCAGTGCTGGCGAAGCAATTCGGATGCTTGTTGCCAATTTTCCTGGCCTTGAGCAGCACATGGCTGAACGTCATTACAAGGTGATTGTCGATAATTACGAAAGTGATTTAGATCAGATCAATTATCCGGCAAGTCAAACGATCAAGTTTGTACCTGTGTTGGGCGGTGCAGGTGGCGGCACCGGGAGAATTTTGGCTGGCGTAGCGCTAGTTGCGTTTGCGATTGCCACTGCAGGCGCAGGCTCTGGCTTTCTTGGACTCGGCGCTGGGCTTACTGGAACGGCAGCGACTGGTCCGTTAGCAGCGGGTTTTGCAGTGCAGTCTGGTTTTGTTCTCGGCGCAGCAGCATCTACTGCGATTGGTGCGATTGGTACAGCAATGATTTTGGGCGGTGTTTCGCAGCTGTTGACGCCAACACCGCAGATTGGCAGTTTTGGTCCTGCATCGGTAGGAAACGCTCGAAGTAGGAATACATCAACGCAAGCAACGGAGCTGGATCCGCAAGAGTCCTATAGCTTTAGTGGGATCCAGAACACCAGTCGCCAAGGCACTCCTGTCCCTGTGGTTTACGGGGAAACGATTGTTGGATCGGTGGTGATTTCTGCGGGCATCGACGTTGACGACATCTGACATGGCCAGCAAAGACCGTAAGCAGATCATCGGTGCCGGTGGTGGCGGTGGTGGAGGCAGTCAACCCGTTGTCCAGCAAACGGTTGTTGTTCAGCAGTCCGCACCACCAGCGACTCGGACGCCGATTCGCACAGCGGACAACCTGGCATCTACTGCTCACGCCAGCCTGCTGGACTTGTTGAGCGAAGGCGAGATTGAGGGTTTCCCTTCTGCGCGTGATTACACCCGAGGTTCTGCCAACTACAACCTGGCACTACTGAAGGACGTGTTCCTGACGGATACGCCTGTTCTGCGTTCTGGAGCGGATGTCACTAACCTGAGCGACTCGGACTACAACTTCAAGGGCGTCACGGTTGACGCTCGCTATGGAACGAATGCTCAGGAGTACGTCAGTGGATTTGAGGCAAGCGAGAACGTTATTAGCGTCAACACCGAGGTCAAGCAGGCAACCCCGGTAACGCGCCAGATCACTAACACCGAGGTCGATAAGGTCCGCATCAGCATGGCGGTCCCTCGCTTGGAAAAGGGAACGGCTGAAGGCGACGTACTTGGTACGAGTGTCAGTTTTGAGATCCAGGTTCAGTACAACGGCGGTGGTTATACGACGGTCGGCGGCACTCGGACGATTAGCGGTCGTACTGCTGACAAGTATGAACGTGACTATGTGATCACGCTTGACGGTGATTTTCCGGTCGATATTCGGATCAACCGGACTTCAGGCGATAGCAGCGACACCAACGTCAACCCGACGATTTTTGCTGCTTACACCGAGATTATTGAGCAGAAGCTGCGTTATCCCAACAGTGCGTTGGCGGGTGTCCGCTTTCAAGCGGAGCAGTTCAACAGTATTCCTGCTCGGTCCTATCGAATCCGTGGCATCAAGGTCAAGATCCCAAACAACGCCACCGTCGATCAGGTTACTGGCCGCCTGACGTATAGCGGCACTTGGACTGGAACGTTTGGTGCTGCACAGTGGACGACGTGCCCTGCGTGGATTCTGTACGACCTGCTCATAAACAAGCGGTATGGCTTTGGCGATCACGTTGCTGAGGCGCAACTCGACAAGTTTGCTTTCTTCTCCGCATCTCAGTATGCAAACGCGCTGGTTGATGACGGACTTGGCGGACAGGAAGCCAGATTTAGTTGCAACGCACTGATTCAAAACCAGTACGAGGCATACAAGCTGGTCAATGACCTGTGCTCGGTCATGCGCACCCAACCGTATTGGTCTACTGGGACGTTGACGCTGACCCAGGACAAGCCGACCGATGCGAGCTATCTGTTTAACCGCTCCAATGTGGTGGAACCAGGGTTCAGTTATGCGGGCTCTGACCTAAAGACTCGTCACACGGTTGCCGTTGTCAGCTACCTGGACCTGAACACCAGGGAGCAGAACTACGAGATTGTTGAAGACCGTGACGCAATTGAGAAGTATGGCTGGGTCGCTACGCAGATCAAGGCGTTTGCTTGCACCTCACGCGGCCAAGCGAACCGCTTAGGTCAATGGATCCTGTTCTCAGAGCAAAACGAAACCGACGTTGTGAGTTTTACCGCGTCGATTGACGCAGGTGTACTGGTGCGTCCAGGCGCAGTAATCGACATACAGGATCCAGTGCGTGCTGGCGTTCGGTATGGCGGTCGGATCAACAGTGCGACCACGGAGGTAATCACGGTCGATAACGCTGATGGACTACCTAGCAGTGATGCCACATTGTCGGTGTTGTTGTCGGATGGATCACTTGAAACGCGAGATATTTCTGCCCGTAACGGCTCTGCGATTACGGTTGCAGCGGCATTTTCATCTGCACCAAACGCCAACAGTGTCTGGATCGTGCAAACAGATTCGATCCAAACGCAGCAGTATCGCGTGCTGACCGTCCAAGAAAAGGAAGGTCATCTGTATGCGATCACGGCGTTGAAATACAACGCCAGCAAGTACGACCACGTGGAGCGTGGCTATCAGCTGGCATCACGCAGCATTACTAACCTCAACCCAATTCCCAACCCACCCGAAAACCCGAAGGCGGAAGAGAAGTTCTACGCCCAAAACGACAAGGCCAAAGTCAAGATCGTCTTGAGTTGGAGCGCCATCAAAGGCATCCCTCAGTACAAGGTGCGTTATCGGGCAGATAACGACAACTGGGAGCAGATGACGGTCACCAAGCCTGATGCCGAGATTCTCGACACCAGAGCCGCAACCTACACCGTTGAGATTTACAGCATCAATGCACTGGGACGGCAGTCAACTGAGTTCACGGGGCTGAGCTTTGCGGGCATCGGCAAAACTGCTGTTCCAGCTCAAGTACAAAACCTGCATTTTGAGGCCACCAACGACAAAGAAGGCACGCTTAGCTGGGACGAAACCGTCGATGTTGACGTTAAGCACGGCGGCAAAGTTTACATCCGTCATTCCAGCCTGACTGACGGCACAGCTACATGGTCGAACTCAGTTGACCTTATTCCTGCTGTTGCTGGTTCGGCCACCAGCGCCAAGATTCCTTTGATTGAAGGGGAAGTGCTGGTCAAGTTTGCCGATGACGGCGGTCGGCTGAGCACGAACGAAACCAGCGTCATCATTGACCTCCCCGACACATTGGGGCGTCTACTGCTTGAGTCGCGGAGAGAGGACCAAGATTCACCTCCGTTCCAGGGCACCAAAACCGACTGCTTCTACAGCACGGAATACGACGCACTGGCACTGGACGGGACTGAGCTGATCGACTCAGTGACTGACTTCGACGACATCAGCAGTTTTGACTTTTCAGGTGATGTCCAAGCTGATGGCACCTACGAATTTACCAACACCCTCGACCTTGAGGGCGTGTTTTCCCTTGATCTGGAGCGGAGGTTCGTCACTCGCGGCTTCTATCCAGGGGACACCTTGGATGCTCGCACAGAGAACATCGACAGCTGGGACAACTTCGACGGTGACGTGGTTGACCAGGTGAATGCCAAGCTTTATCTGCGGAAAACGGATGATGACCCGACTGGCTCGCCTACTTGGGGGAGCTGGCAGGAGTTCTCAAACGGCAGCTTCAAGGCGCGGGCATTCCAGTTCAAGGCAGAGCTGGAGTCGAGCAACACTGCGCAGAACATTTTGGTAGACGAACTGGGCTACAAAGCGCAGTTTGCACGTCGTACTGAGCAAAGCGAATCCACGATCGCCAGCGGTGCCGGGATTAAATCTGTGACGTTTGCCAATGCCTTTTTCGTTGGAACAGCAAGCTTGTTGGGCAGTAACACCAAGCTGCCAACAGTTGGGATTACAGCCCAGAACATGCAGAGTGGCGACTACTTCACACTGTCCAATGTGACTGGAACGGGCTTTGACGTGGCGTTCTTTAACTCGTCAGATGCGGCCATCGACCGAGACTTCCGGTACAGCGCTGTGGGTTATGGCAAGGCGGGTTAAAGTAAGTGAAATCACGCTTGAGGTGCCGTGGCAACCCACGACTATGTGATTGCTAACGGCACAGGTGCGGCCGTAAGGAGCGATCTGAACAATGCGCTGGCTGCGATTGTCAGCCAGAACAGCAGCAGTACCGAGCCAGCAACCACATACGCGTATCAGATCTGGGCTGACACCAATACCAATACGCTCAAGATCCGCAATAGCGCCAACAGCGCCTGGATTTCGATTTCATCAGCGGGCGGAATTGGCAGTGCCAACCTTGGCTTAGCAACGCTGGCCGCTCCAAGCTTCACTGGAACGGTGAACTTTGCCGGCAATGTAAACATGACCGGCACTGGCGCCATCGACGTGGCGGCTGGTACGACAGCTCAGCGACCGACTGCCAGCAATGGCATGTTCCGGTACAACACCGATGACAACGCCTTTGAGGGTTACGCCAATGGAGCGTGGGGCGCAATCGGCGGTGGCGGTGGTGCCACGGGTGGCGGTACAGACCAGATCTTCTACGAAAACGGTCAAACGGTGACCACGGACTATGAGCTGACCGCATCGACCAATGCCATGTCGGCTGGTCCGATTAGCATCAATTCATCGGTCACGGTGACGGTGCCCTCCGGTCAAGTCTGGACTATCGTTTGAACCATGGCAATTTCCATTGACGGCACTGGGACAATCACCGGCATCTCGGTCGGTGGATTAAACGACAGCATCATCACGTCATCTGAACTGGCGAATGGCGCTGTAACTGCGGCGAAAATTGATTCGCTGCCTGCTGGAAGTATTTTGCAGGTTGTTCAAACCGAAAAAACGGATGTTAGCAGTGCCGTTACTGGAACTGCTTGGACAGATTTTGGACTTTCTGTAGATATTACACCTAGTAGCACTTCAAGCAAAATCTTGATTTTGTGCAAGTTACAGCTAAGCAACAGCAATGGTTACGACGTAAAACAAAGATTGATGAGGGACTCTACACCCATTTTTATTGGAGACGCTGCCGGAAGCAGACCACAAGCTACTTCTACTTATATTGTGACTTACCACAGTGGTTATTCGTCTGTTCCTGTTTCATTTTCTTACTTGGATAGTCCCGGCACTACGTCGCCAGTGACGTACAAAGTCCAAGGGTCTAACTACGTTTCTGGCACTGTTTGGCTTAATAGGGGTCCAAACGATACTAACAACGCAGATTATGAATCCAGAACGGCTTCGTCAATTATTGTTATGGAGGTAGCAGGTTAATGGCATACAATCACGACGCTATCTACAGAGCTTACGCTGGCACCGTTGTTCGTATTGACGACAGCACTGGAGCCTTCGACGCCGACGGCAACCAAATTACTCTTGACCAAGCTCTTGTCGATTCAGCTGCCGCAGAACTTGCAGCAGAACGTGCTGCCACTGCCTACCAGCGCCAACGCGCACCGGAGTATCCCAGCATGGCTGAACTAGCCGATGCCCTGTACTGGAACTCAACCGGCGATAGCACTAAGCTGGACGAGTATTACGCCGCCTGTGCTGCCGTGAAGGCTAAATACCCCAAGGGAGGTGACAGCTAATGGCACTGCGACTTA